TCTCGACTTCACTACACGCGATGGGTATAAGCCGTCTTTATTAGCGCGAATAGGCCACGAAGATGGCGATCAATCGCGCTTGATGAGTCATCGCTTGCCATCAACTTACTATTGGCAGTATGCGGAAACGGTTGGTTTGAATTTATCAAATACGATTTACATACCTGTAAGAGAATCCGATTGGGGCGTGTGGGATATTCGTGCACGTTTAGATGATGACGTAGCCAACAATGCACGAAAGATAAACTTGTCAATTTTACCAAATAGCGGAGGGCCTGCTCAGGTTCAATATATCGTTTATGATCAAGATGCGTGGTCACATTTGCCGCTATACCCTGCCAACCTAAACGCTTCAACTCTTAGTGGTATTCTAAAACCCGAAGATTACCCAAATTGGAAAGCGATCTACTTCCAAGTGTTGAACGCGGACGATGAGCAAACATCTATGACCTACGTCATGTTCAACGTGGATAGACCTCAAACGGGGATATGCAACTGCCATGACTATACACCGATCCGACTTGCATGGGTAGGCCGTCGTGGGGGATGGGAGTATTACAACTTCAATATGCTCAGCGAGCAAGAGTACGCCACCGAACAAAAGGTATCGAAGCGAATCGTGGGCAACTATGGTGACGTTGGCGAATCGACTGACTTCACATTCAACACCTTCGACGAATCGGAGCGAGTGGTGTATAAGAAGATCGACAAGTTCATCACTTGCTCAACTGAGAAATTGCAGCAAGGTGAATGGGAGTTTTTGAAAGGACTAATTTTGTCAAAACAAGTGCACTGGGTTCACGATGACGGCACACACACGCCCGTAATCGTCCAAGATAGCAATATCAGGGTGCGAAACATAAACGCTAAGACACTTGAACCGCTAATGATCAGAATTAAAGTAGCACAAGACCAACCAAACTAATGAACGACGTACTTCTCACACTTACTTCGGATAGCGGCCAATCGGTTATACTTGACCTTTACGGGGTTGAGAAGATCGCGCTATCCTATGCGTTCACCAACCCAAGCGAGTTAGCCGTACAAGGTGGCGGCTCATGGAATTTCAGAGTGCCAGCGACCGAAACGAACCTACAATTTTTTGGGGATATCTCTAACGTCAATTATACGGGTGAGTTTTCCTTTCACAAAAAGATCAGCGCGACCTTATCAGTAAACACCATCCCCGTTGGTGTAGGTCACGTGCAAGTGTTGAAAGCGTACAAGCTCGACAACGTCTATTCTGAAATTGAGATTGTTTTCTTTGCCGAAACGCCCGACATCGCAAGGGAGATTGGTACTAAGATGCTGAGTGAATTGGACTATTCATCACTGAGCCATGAAATGACTTTCGACAACGTAATCGCAGGGTCAACGAATTGGAAGTATGCGCTAATCGATCGCGGCTATAAACTCAGTGAGGGTGGCGAGGTAAACACTCGGCCCGTGGTGTCAACAATCAAGCCTATCTTTCCTGCGGAGATGTCGCTAATGGTTAGGGAATCGTGGATATTTGACAAGATAATCCGTGAGGCGGGGTTTACCTACACCACTGACAATATACTGCCCGAAATGGAGGCCGTTTACATTCCTTACGTCAACTCAAAATGGAATCGGTCCGCATCGCAGCCAGCACAATTTCTTTTTTCGGCCTACCTAACTTCAAACCTTTCAGCGGCTGCAAATACTGAGGTTCAACTCACGACCTTTACTGAGGTAAACGACCCAAGCGGATCATTCAATGCGGCCACGGGGATTTATACCGCACCATTCACGGGGTGGTTTACGTTTCGTTTATTCGCTACCAATGACCCGACGGCAACGAGTGGGATAGTTTCAAACGTTCGCACGATGAAGCTGCGTCGTGTGTCGGATAATGACGGACAATACACTCAGTTCACAGCACCTACCAATGGCAATCAAACGCGCAACATGCAAAGTGAGGATATCACCTTGTTTATGAACGTGGGCGATCAGTTAAAAATGAGTGTGGAAAACCAAGCCGCAGGTACTTTCCTTGCAGGATCTGACCTCGCCACGGGGACGGGATGGATGCTAGTCAATACATCGGATGCGCTCGCAGGTTTGACTATCGATGTAGGTGCCAACGCTCCACAAGTTCAGCAGATCGAACTCTTCAAAGACATATTGAAGAAGTATAATTTGGTGATGGTGCCCGACCGCAACATTCCAAAGCTCATACACTTTGAACCGTTCGCCGAATACATCGGAGGTGGTAATACTTTGGACTGGACATCGAAACTCGACTACTCAAAAGATCAAGTTATTTCACCTACAACCGACTATCAAGGCAGGGTTTTGACATTCACCTATTCCAAGGGCAACGATGCGGCAAGCGAGCTATTCAACAAAGAAGGCAAAAGAGTGTATGGCGATTATCAGATTGACGGATATACAATCGATCCTAACGACCATCCAAACGACTTCGCCCAAGGCAACAAGGCGGTGACTTTACTCGCTCAATCCACGCCATGTAATACCATCAACGGAACTTCGAACGTCGTGCCTAAATTCGTAGATGCGAGCGGTGAATTTGTCAATCCTGGGCTTCGTTACCTATATTTCATTCCATCGGCTCTATACATCGCACTCTACGACGAAGGCATCACGGATGGAGTTTTGACAAGCGTAGGAGCAGTCAATCATTATTCAGTGATTGATGCTAGCCTAACTGACGATGACTTGAATTTTGCGCCCGAAACACCTTTACACCTAATTACGGCCAACCCATTCAACAACCTATTCAACAAATATTGGAGGCCATACCTCAACGAGCTTTATTCACCTAGCGCACGACGTTTAGAGTGTTATATGAACCTTGATATTACCGATATTGCTACCTTTGGGTTTGACGATCGGATATGGATTGTGGACGCATGGTATCGCATCCTCAATATCTCGAACTACGAGGTAGGCGAAGAGGGTAGTATTCAGTGTGAATTTATGCGACTGCTCGATTCTCAGCTCGATTGTGAATACACTCCCTACCAAATATCCACGGGTGGCGTAGTTCAGTTTATCGATGGCGCAGGAGATTTGAATTACGGCACTGAAAATTGCTGCAATCGATACGGCTATAACTGGTCAGGTGACGATGCGCGATGTTTTGCCTTTGGTATTCCCGACGTGGATAGGCCAAACGGAGTGACTACCGAAATCACGGGTGGTAACTTTGGGCTTTCCATCGATGGCCCAAGGGTGAGAAATGCGGGCATGATGACAAACGGCTCGAGTATTGCAGTCGACACTCAGTTCAGCTACGTAGCAGGTACGGATATCACCATTGGAGAAAATAACACCAACCTAATCGCGGTAGGTGAGCACTTGATCGTAGATGAAAACTTGCGAGGGGTGGCAGCATTTGGTAAAAACGCTAAAGTGTTTAGTGGAGGTTTGCATTTGGGCGGCGGATGGTTTGGCGATGATAGAAATAATGCCGACGGCCAATCTCAATACGGGGTTATTCCGTACATAGGAGAGGGTAATTTTGTAGACAACACAACTCAGATACCTATAACCATCGAAGGGATAGCGAATAAGCACCTAGTGATCGATGAAGGATCAGCATTGAATTGCACGTTGAACCTTTCAATCTTGCAGTGGAATGTGGCCACGGGATTAATTGAGGACACGCGTTCATCTTCATTTTCGTTTACTGCCTACAAAGTGGATAACGAGGCGAAGCAGTCAACGATTCATACCAATTACGACTTCGGCACATTGAACTCCATCACCTTGCATATCGATACCACGACGGACGTACTTCAACATCGCTTCGCCTTGTCAATGAGTGGCGGTGGCCATCCACATAACAACATCAAGATAGCGGCAAGTTTAACTTATACCCAAATCAAAGAATGAGCGAACACAATTATACCGACGATTTAGGCCAAACAACTTTTACTCGCATACGCGCGATGGTGGAAGCAGGTAACCCCATGCCTGATAAGTTCATCAAGGCCAATAGCCACAAATTGAACAATACTCACAAGTGGCTTTGGAGATTTACCATGCTCGCAAGTGTTTTACTTTACTCATACCTAACCTATAAACTATTCCAATGGCTGATAATGTAGTAATTAATTTAGAAGTCAACGCCGCTGGTGCCGTTCAAAACATTGATGCGGTAGAAGCTGCCATCGTTGAAACGTCGGACGCTACGCAATCGCTCAAGGCTCAACTTCGTGCGCTTCAATTAGAGATGCAAGGGCTTGACCCCAATAGCGCGAGGTTTCAAGAACTTTCAAAACAAGCGGGTCAATTAAAAGACACGATTAACGACACCGCCGATGCGATTAAGAACAACGCAGGTAACGCGTTCGAGGGCCTTAGTAATAACGCTCAAACGCTTGGCAGTAGATTATTGTCAATGGACTTCTCAGGTGTTGGCAATAGTGCCAAGGCGATGGCAGGCAATATCAAGAATATCAATCTAAAATTAGTCACTGAAGAAATTGGTGGCATGATAAAAGGATTTGCTAGTCTAGGAAAGGCATTGTTAGCAAATCCAATATTCTTGATAGGTGCGGCAGTCGCTGCCATCATCATGAATTTTAATGAATTGAAAGGCTTTGTGGATGGTGTATCTAGCGCCCAAAAAGAATCACTTGCACTTGCTAAGGAAAATGTAAATGCAGCACAACGTGAATTGGATTTAATTGGGCAATCGGAAAATATCCTACGCGAACAAGGCAAAAGCGAACGCGAGATTTTGGAAATGAAGATTGCTAGAACGCAAGCGGTAATTGATGAACAAAAGATTGTCATTGCAGGCTTAGAATCCATACAAGAATCTCAGATTGCAGCAGCCCAACGCAACAAAGGCTTTTTGGTTGGTATAATGAATTTCATCTCAGCACCAACGCGAATGCTTCTAACTACCATTGATGGCATTGGTGATAGCCTTGTCAAGTTAGGTGTATTAGAAAAGGGATTTGGATTGGTTAAACTATTGGATGAAGGAATCAATTTCGTTGCCAATCAAGTCTTCAATCCCGAAGAAACCGAGAAAAAAGGTAAGGCCGATATACAAGCAGCAAAGGATCAACTCAACAACCTAGAAAATCAACTCGCTGGCCATCGTCAGGCAGTAAAAAACATTGATAAAAAAGCAAGAGACGAAGCTAATGCGGCGGCTAAAAAACAAGCTGAAAAAGAAAAGGAAGCAGCGGATAAAAAAGCGGCCCAAGAGAAAAAAGATGCAGAAGAGCGTTTAGCAAGGCAAGAACGTGAGCGAAAGGCTCAGGAGGAAGCGGATAAAAACCGATTAGATGCAGAAGAAGCATTATCGGAAGAAATATATCAAGCTAGTTTATCAGCGCAGGATAAGGAGTTGCAAGCTATTCGTGATAGCTACTTTGAAAAAATACAACTAGCTAACCAATACGGACTAGATGCCACTGCTTTAATTGAGCAGCAAAAAAACGCAGAGGCAGCGATCAATAAAAAATACCAAGACGAAGCGGCTGCCAAACAAAAAGAAATAGATGAAAAGAAACTTGCCGATATAAAGAAAAGGCAAGAAGATACCGTCCAACTCGCGGCCAATGGTTTTCAAACGCTTTCTGCTTTGACCGATGCGTTCGAGGGTCAATCAAAAAAGGCACAAGAAAAGGCGTTTAAGGTTCGCAAGGCGGCATCCATCGCGCAGACTTTAATCAGTACGTATCAAGGGGCGATGCAAGCCTACAACTCGCAAATCATTCCACTCGATCCATCCTCAGTTGTAAGAGGTGCAATCGCTGCCGCTTTCGTAGTCGCTACGGGTTTGGCAAACGTGAAAAAGATAGCCGCTCAGAAGTTCGATGGTGGAACGCAAGGACCAGGGCCAGCACCTTCTCCCCCATCGCTCGGAGGCGGTGGATCAATGGCAGGAGGCACGCCAACCTTTAACCCAGTGGATATGTCGTTCATTAATAACCGACCCGCACAAAGCGCACAAACCTATGTGCTCGCAGGTAGTGTGAGTAATGCCCAAGATGCTAACGCTAAAATTCAAGACTTACGTAGATTATAATAAATTTGAAACATGGAAAAGAAAAGAAAGAAAATCGTTTATGGACTATCCGATGAGGTAGTAGGAGTTTACGCCATCTCAATCGTGGAGATGCCAGCGATGGAGGCCGACTTCATTGCCTTGTCAACCGATCAAAAAGTATTTTTGAAAGTGGACAAAGAACGCCGTATGTTATTTGGTGCTGCCATGATCCCCGACAAGGAGATACTACGCATTGACAAGAATACGGGCGAAGAATATTTGATCGAGTTCCCAGCGCAAACCATCGTCAACGCTTCGCAGCAATTTATGAAGGACGGCCACCAATCGGACCACACCATCGAACACACGCTAAAACTCAATGGCATGACCGTGGTTGAATCATGGATAAAGGAAGGTGAATCAGATAAGTCCGTCCATTTTGGTATGGATTATCCAATCGGCACTTGGTTCGTTGGGGTCAAAGTCGACAATGACGAAGCATGGGCAAAGGTTCAGACGGGTGAGGTTCGTGGATTCAGCATCGAAGGTGAGTTTGCGCAGCTGAGCAAGGAGAAACAAATCTTGCAGGAGATTGAGAAGGTGCTATCTTCGCCAAACAATTAAACCCTTAATTTTTTATAATGAAAACAACAACTGAAAGGATCGGAATACCCGATCAACTCACGCGGTTCAATGGTTGGTTAAGACAAACCGAGCAAATGGTACCTGCACTCAAAGAGAACGTGACAATGGCGTATGATCGCGCTACCCGCAAATGGGTTAAGACTGCCACCTATGAGCTGACCAAAACAAACGTGAGCCGAAACGATGCGTGGATGTCTTACAACTACCTTGGACTTTTGGTAAATAACCATGGCTTCGAAGTTTCCGAAGATGGAAACCTACTCACCAAAGAAGCGAGTACGTTCGTCGTTCCCGTTGGCCCACAAGAGGGTAAGGAGTTTTGGACGGGTAAGCAGACTATGGAATTTAGCAATGGTAAATTCAAGCGTACCTACCACAATGCTTTCAGAAATGCGGCCAATGACGGAAGCCCACACGAAGGTTTAATCGGTTTAGTTGTTTTTAATACAACGACTTTCCAAACCACAACGCCAAAGGTGATACGCCATAAGTTCAATAAGACGTTCACACGCTCTGAGCTGTTGTCCTTTGGAATTACCGCCGAAATGATTGCAGAGAATTGCTACCAACTTTTTGAACTTGAAACCCCAAGCGAAAACACTCACTTGTTGAATGTGGCTACTGACTTTGAGCCATTAGAGGAAGGGGTGTGGATTCCGAACGTTTACTTCAACGGCAAAGATGACAATACGTTCAACTTTGGTGCATTGATACCACCATACGCAAACCGTACGCCTGACTTCGTTGTGCGCCTACGTGCTTATAACGACTCAACAAATGCAGACTACCCTGAACCGAATTACTCAGGTATGGGTAACTATGGTCAATGCCTAGACATCGCATTTGAAAATGAAGCGGTGAAGCCTGTGCGCATAGAATGGGGTAGCACTTTCGGTATTCAACAAACCAATGATGAAGTAATCCTAACCTTTGATGCCAACGGCCAACGTGCCGCTATCGGTATGTGTGTGGAATACAAGCCACTAGATGGAAAAAAGACCGACAATGAAATTTATATGGACGTTCGCACGGGCGAAGTTTTCCATGATATTTTCAAATTGTAACAATGAGCCGTATATTCGCGGCGTATATGTGTTTAAGTTTGTTTTAGTATTATTGTTTGTACAATGATTTGAGATAAAGCCTCCGAAACGTCGGGGGCTTTTTATTTTAGAATGAATATTTGCCGTAGTTCGGACGTAGCTCGAAATACATCCGCATCATGAGCGCATCGGCGTAGTCAGGTGAACGCCCAAGCCTTGCCTTTATCTGATCCTTACTCGACACTTGTTTTTTCTTATCCTCTTTGCTGGCATCACGAACCAAATCCAATTCTTTGACAATGTTGTCACGTTGTGAATGGTCGCTAAAGTGAATCCGATTCATACCGATGGCCTCCGATAGTTTGAAGTAGCACTCAGATTTGAGGTTGAAAAAATGCTCCTTGTCAATCGCGCTCGATCCATTAAGAAACTCACGACACCCAAGTATTCCTTTTACCCCTATTCCAAGCCCGTCGCTATCCACTAGCACGTTGTTGAGCTTGATCGAGTGACTAGATGCTAGCTCGCGAAGGATATTGGCAACCTCGTGAGGGTATTTGTGGACGTGCTCAATTACTTTGGTGCAGTGCATCCCCTTCCATATCATTATAATCGTCCTATCGTTACCCATGGCCGCAGGGTCGCACGTTATAAACCCCTCGCCCGTTGGTTCGGTTGTGTTGAACATTTGCAGCATAGCATCGTAGTCGAATAGCTTGTCGGGCGAATCGTCATAATCCCAATCGCCATCGAGTAGACGTTTGCGATCACGCTCGTTAAGCCTCTCCATCTTCTTTTGGTAGGCTTCATTCGGTACGATGGTGTTATCCTTCAATAACGCTTGGACGAACGCTCTATGGGGCGGCAACTTACCTTCTTTGTACGGGGTCCAAAAGTCATTATAAAGCCATCCCTTGGTCGGGTTGCACGTAATCAATCCTTTGGGCCGTCCGTTCACTAGGTTATAGCGCACACGGGTATCGAGTATCTCCACTGCCTTTGCGCTTATCTCGGCTGCTTCATCTAAAAAGTAATCGGTGAGTTCAAGTGATCCAAACCGATGAAAGTCTGGATCGCTCGGAGTGTCGGCCATGTCCATGAGTATAGTTTCGGACCCATTAAACCATGTGATGCGATTTAGTTGGCCGTTGTAGGCATAATCCTTACCTGGGGTTAAATTCATCTTGGTGCATAGTTCCCAAAATGTACTCATCGTGGACAGTTGGAGTTTCTTTAACTCCGCACGGCCAATAAGTCCACGGGTATTGGGGTACTTCAATCTCCTGAGTATTTGCCAATAGCACCCTAGCCATGACTTACCACCATACACCCCACCGCCGTAGAGTATTTGCTCCACTTCGCTACTCGGTGATAGGTAGCTTATTGCAATCTCTTGCCGTTCATTGAATTTAGAAACGTAAGGCATAGCACAAAGTTAGGCTAAACAATGGAAAGAAAAATTTACAATAAAACACAATTAAAGCAAGGTCGGATATATCATAAAACAATACAATGTTGAAAGATAAAATCCAAGAAATCCTTAACAAGTTCAACGTAAAGTTGAATGTTGAAGAGCCAGCGAAGGTAACACTCTCCGCTACGGCTAAAACAATCGAAGGCATCGAAGTAGGTACACCTGCGGACGAGTTTGCCGAGGGTGTAGAAATCTACGTGACTATCGAAGGCGAGGTGATCCCTGCACCCGATGGAGATCACACGCTAGAAGATGGCACCGTGGTAAACGTAGCCGATGGCAAGATCGTAAAGATCACAGCTAAGACTGAAGAGATGTCGAGCGAAGTAACTGAGATCATCAGCCAATTAGCTGAGCGTGTAAACGCACTCGAAACTGCAAACGCTACACAAGCTACTGAGCTTTCAGCCTTGAAGGTTTCAAACGCTGACTTGACTAGCAAACTTGCATCTTCTGAAAAGAAGGTAACTGAGTTGTCAAAGCAAGCCGCTGCACCATCAGTAAAAGACAAAACCGAACTCGCTAAGGCGAAAAAATCAGATGACCAACCATCAGTAAAACCATTTGAGAAAATGACTTACACTGAGCGTGTGTTGGCTCAATTTTCAAACTAATAAAAACAAAGAAATAAAATAGAATAATGCCAACAACTACAAACCTCACTACTACCTACGCTGGCGTTGACGCAGGTGAGTGGAATCTTAAAGCGTTTCTCGCAGCAGAAACTACAAAGCACATCACCGTTAAGGAGAACGTGCCTGGTAAATTGAAAGTACGCCGTTTGACCGATAGCGCGACAACTTTCGCTGATCAAACTTGCGACTTTACCCCAACAGGTACGGTTGACATTGACGAGCGCACGTTGACACTTGTTGACCTTGCAATGCAGCGTCAACTTTGCACATTGACTTTCTTGCAAGACTGGGAAGCATTGGCCGCACAAAATGGTGAACTAGGATCAGTTGCTGATGCTTTGATCGCTACAATGGCAGGCAACATCGGTGCAATCATGGAAACAATGATTTGGCAGGGTACTGCAGGCGCAGGTTCATTCGATGGCTTCCAAGCCTTGTTTACTGCAGACGCAACCGTTCTTGACGTAGCTACTCCCGTAGCCATCACTGATGGAAACGTAGTAGCTGAGATCGCAACCGTAATCTCTACACTTCCCGTTCGCGTTCGTCGCGCTCCTGAGAAGCCAAAGTTGTACGTTGCCTCTAACGTTGCAGAGGCGTGGAGAAACGCTCAAAGCGCACTTGGAAACAACAACTTGTTCCAATCAGGTGATGCTATCCGCATGACTTGGCAGGGTTCATACGACATCATCGAGTGCCCAGGTATGAGCGACAACGTGATGGTATTTGCGCAGGCATCAAACCTTTGGTTCGGTACTAACAAAGAAAGCGACATGAACAACATCGTAGTGTTGGATCAGCGCAACGTGACTGGAGCTAAGAACGTGAATTTCTCAGCTGACTTCTTTGCAGCCGTTCAATACGGACGTGGCAACGAGATTGCTTTCTACAAACCTTAATCATAAAAGCGGGGAGGGTAAGTCCTCCCCGTTTTTTTAATAAAATCACACACACATGGCATGTGCATTAACTACGGGCAGATTGCTCGATTGTAAAAATCAAGTCGGAGGTATCAAAGAGGTATTCTTCGCTGACTGGAGAATCTTACAAGATTCTTTGACCTATGATGGAACGGATCAAGTGACTGACTTTGCAGCGGCTACATTGTACCGCTATGAGTTGAAGTCAAACGCCAATGTATTCACTCAGGAAGTGACTGCATCGAGCGACACTCAATCCGTATTCTTTACTCAGACGTTGACTATTCAACTATCTGACCTTGCGCCAACGTATCGCGTAGAACTTGGCAAGATGGTGCGCAATCGCCGTCTTATCATCTTCGTTCGTGACATGAATGATCGCATCCACATGATGGGACTTGATCAAGGTGCAGAGGTAAGTGCTGGATCGATCACGGCAGGTGGCGCGAAGGGTGACTTCGTTGGACACACTTTGACCTTCATGGCTGAATGTGTTGAGCAAGCGGCGTTCGTTGAACCATACACAACCAATCCGTTCGACAATATTGCGAACGCAACAGTAAGCCCAGCTTATTAATATATTGGGAGTTTAATTGTTTATACAAAAGGGTGGGTAAATTGCCCACCTTTTTTGTTAAATTTACACCATAAATGATATACTTACAATATAACACCGCGAGCCAAACGGCATACTTCACACTCGATGAGGGTAGGTCGTTTTATTCAACACCATTCACTCACTATTTGCTAGTGATGGTACTCGATGGTGTAGGTGTAGAGCAGTCAGGTACAAAACTCGCCCAAGTGCTATCGGTAGCCAATGAGAATACAAGGGCAACGGAGGTAGTTTTGACCACGGTTGGACTTATTAATCATGGCACGTATCAATACTACGTCTATGGGCAAAATTCAAGCAGTAATATCGATCCATTGAACGCCTCGGTAGTGGGCCTTGTGGAAAGAGGTACTTTGATCATTCAAAACACTACCGATTCGTTTGAGATTATCGAGGGTCAGCAGACAATCAAAATCATTGACTAATGGAACAAAAGAAAAAAGATATAAATGTGTCACTCGTAGAGCTATCGCAATACCAAGCCATAGCATCGACGGAGCGATACGATAGAGGTGGATGGCTTCGCTATGGTGAAGACAATCAATACCCAATGTACCTCAAAGAACTCGCGGATAGTTCGCCGATTCATGGTGCACTCGTGAAAGGAATTGCGAAGATGGTCGCTGGCAAAGGCTTCACGTCGTCAATCGTTGTGGATCAACTCAGATTGAACCGATCGCTTCCATCCATTTCATTGGACCTTGTTTTGTACGGCGGCTTTTACGTTGAATGTATCAAAACACTAGATGGCAGCGCCATTGCAAGGGTGAACCATTTGCCGTTTGAAAATTGTAGATTAGCGGTGACAAGTGATGGTGACGTGACGGGCGTTTATTACTCACGCAATTGGGCCGAAACTCGCAAAAAAGCCAACACGCCAAAGTTCATACCACTTGAACACAAAGACAATAACCGATTCGTTAAGATTAGCTTCCTAGACGAAACGACATCCGTATATTATCCGCAGCCATCGTACAAGTCGTGTATCAACTACATCGAACTTGATAGACAAATCTCGATCTTTCACGTATCAAACGTGCTCAATCAGTTTGCGCCTGGCACTATCGTTTCTTTGTTCAATGGAACACCTGACCAAGATACCAAGGAAAACATCAAACGCGAATTGCAAGGAGCAACGGGCGCGAGTAGCGCAGGTAAAGTGGTAGTTTTATTCAACGAACCCGACCAACAAAAGCCCGACATCGTTACCTATCAACTCAATGATGCGGATAAGCAGTATGACCTACTCAATAAGACGGCAACTGAGAAGATTTTGGTAGGCCATTTGGTGACTACTCCGCTACTCTTTGGTGTAAAGTTCGGAGGTGACGGATTCAGTTCCAATGCAGACGAGATGCGCCAAGGTTTGATGATCTTCAATGATAACGTTATTGAGCCAATGCAGCGAATTATCACTGACACGCTCGAAGAGGTGTTGAAGGTTGACTTGTCTATTGTGGCCAACGATTCACTATTTGTGGATATTCAGGCACCAACGCCAGCACCTTTGACCTTATCGAAGCAGAAAAATGAAATGACGGAGGCCCAAGAGGTCGCATGGCTCAATCATTTGTACGCGTGTGGTGAACAAATCGACCTAGAAGAATACGAGCTTGTAAGTGAGGAGGTGTTAAGCGGTATGCCATCGCCCGACGAGGAGCTATCAAGTGTCAAACTATTCAAACGCTTTGCCAATCCCGACGACAAAAGTCAAAACGATGGCGGTTTGATTAAGGTACGTTATAAATATTCCACGGCCCTAGCTGACAACTCACGAATCTTCTGCAAAAACATGGTACGCGCATCACAAGCAGGTGTTGTTTATCGCTACGAGGACATCATTCAGATGGGCGATGAAGGCATCAATAGCGAGTTCGCAGCCAAAGGTGAAAGCACTTACTCAATTTTCCTTTACAAAGGCGGTGCCAACTGCAAACATTTTTGGTCACGTCAAGTCTTTATGCGTAAGCGCGAAGGCGGTAAATTCTTACCCAACAAAGGCCTATCCAATGACGAGCGAATTAGCCAACGTGCAGCGGCAAAGAAAGGATTTGAATTTAAGGACGCTCAGTACTGGGCAGATGCTTCGACTAGACCATACGATATGCCTAACCACGGCTTCAAAAACCCAAAAGAATAATGGCACAAATACTTCTAATATCACCCGACTATATCTACCAAAATACCGACGTAAACACATCGGTAGAAACGGCCAAAATGACCCCATACATTCGCCTCGCGCAGGATATGTGGATCGAGCCGCTTATTGGTACTAAGTTGATGAACAAGATCAAAGACGATTCAGAGGATGGGTCCATCGCTGGCAATTATCTCACATTGCGAAACGACTATCTACGCCCTGCCCTAGTTTGGTTCACATACCAAGAGATGCTGCCATCGCTCAATTACAAAATCGACAACGGATCAATCGCTCAACACAACTCAGAGAACACCTCGGCGGTTGGAATGAGTGAGATGAACCGACGGATCGAGGATGCAAAGAAAAACTCTAGGTTCTACGCTCAAAGGTTGCAGGCTTACCTATGCGACAACTCCTCATTTTTCCCTGAGTTGAATACTAACACGGGCAGCGAAGTCACGCCAACCTATAACAATCACTTGTCGTTTATGACAACTGATAACAATCACGATATGGGCGGTGCACGTCGAATTTATCCACGTTACATGATCGATAGACAATGAAAAAGAACCGAATCCGAGACGAGAAGTTGGCAATCAAATTAAAGAAGTGCCTCGACTTGAAACAAGCTAAACAAAACAACGACAAAAAGAAATGACTGATCTTTTAGACTTCCTTGCCAAAAGCTACGCCTTCATTGCGGCCATCGCCGTGGGCGTAATTGCTAAGATATCCACTGAGCTACTTATGAAGCGTAGATTGAACATATTTCAATGGGTGGGCATCGTTGGAATAAGTGTATTCTTTGGCTACCTAACCGCCGTCTATTGCTCCAATAACGACATGGAGAATCAGGGCAAGTGGCTCGTTCCATTGGCTACGTTGTTCGGTGAGAAGATTATGATCTACCTAACTACTCACTATAAGTCTATCCTTCAGAAAATCATAAACCCTACACAAAAATGAGCGAGGAAAAAAAGAAAAAAGGCAAGTTTTGGGAATTTGTCAGAGAAAAGGTTAAGCCAGTGATTGGCGATGTGGTATCCATCGTTGGCGATGTGACGGGAATAGAGGCCATCGAAAAGGTTGGCGATCTACTCAATAAGAAGCGTGATGAAGATGCGCAAATCGCGGCACTTGCTGAAGAATTTGAGATGAAAAAACTAGAGTATCAAATGGAACTTCAGCGCATGGAGTTTGAGTACTTCAAAACTGAACTAGCCGATAAGCAATCAGCACGTTCGCGCGAGGTTGAATACATCAAAGCGACGGGTGGTAAGCGTGATTGGCTCATGGGCGCGACGGTCATCATCGCGCTAGTGATGTATGTAGGGGCTTTTGCGTTCCTAGCCTTTGGGCCTATTGTTCCAAACGAAAAAAAGGATTTGTTCAACATGGGCGTAGGTCAGGTATTCACCTTTGCAGGGATGGCCTTTGCTTATTACCTCGGTACTACTCGCAGTTCACGCATGAAAGATGAAACCCTTTCAAAAGTCGTGAAATGAAACGCATCCAAATATCCGATCACTTTTACCTAGATGAGTTTATCGATCCGATCATCTATGGAAAGTTAGGCCAACGTTCACTTGGATTTATTGACAAGCGAATGATTGAAGCAGCCGAATACATCCGCAATGGGATGGGCAGCCCACTAGTGATAAACAACTGGGCAACGGGTGGGCAATACCGCGAAAGCGGACTTAGAAGATACGAAACTCGCACCGGGGCGAGCATGAGCCAACATAAATTTGGAAGGGCCATCGACATCAAGGTCAAAGGATACACCCCGAAGCAAGTTCACGAGTTTATACTCAAAAACGAGCGTTATTTGGTTCAGTCGCAAATAATCACTACACTAGAGAATCACGCCTTTACCCCGACGTGGACCCATCTTGACTGCCGTTTGACAATGCTCCAAAAGATTTTGATCGTCAATCCATGATCCTATACTGCGATAAAATAATACTCGCAGCCGACGCAGAGGAAGCCTCTGAATATCGGTATCTCACGGAAGATTTAGAACTTCCAAATCCACCGCCTCCGCCACTCGAATACATCTACATTGAGCCGATTGTCATCAATATGAAGATGGTATCTATGATTGGCACGATGGACTTCACCTATGATGAAAACACACGGGTTAAACTCGCGCTCATTCATATTGAGAATCAACAAATACTAATTAACGCAAACTATGAACACATCGAACAACTCTTCGTCCAAGCCAACAGTGCAGGGCAAGTTGCACGCATTGATGACAAGCCTATTTCTTAGGTTCCCAAAAGACCCGAATCTATCAGTAAGGCAATACGCAAACCAGCTATACAAAAATGAAGAGGTCATCGAACTCACTGACGGGGGCAAATACACTGCCGAAACGATCCGATCGTATTACTACCGAGTGAATGGACCAGCAAATCCTGAGCGCGATTTAGCCCAATACAAAACCGACGATATCACAACGGATAAAGAGGTCAAAGAAGTAGATTGGAGAACGATATTCAAGGCCGCAAACGACTACAAACAAGTCCTACAATCACATGCCAAAAGTGCTACCGATGCGATATGGTCCATCAAGACCAACAAACCTATTTGCATCGTCAACATTTGCGATTCTCACATCGGTTCATGGGGTACTGACCATGATTTAGTTCAAAAGGTAATTGAAGAAATCGTAAACACGCCCAACCTTTATGTGATTTTGTCGGGTGATTTGATCCAAATGGCCATCAAAATGCGATCGGTTGCCGAGGTTTCAGACAATTTACTACCTCCAAAGTGGCAGTACAAGGTACTTGAATCCATCATGAAGGAGATTAAACACAAAGTAATAGCCGCGACATGGTGCAATCATGCCGTTGAGCGCGAAGAAAAGCAGATCGGATATTCACCAACGGCCATGATGCTAGAAGATAATGTGATCTACTTTAATGGTATTGGTCATTTGCAGCTCAATGTAGGACGTCAAACCTACAATGTGGCAGTATCTCACCTTTTCAGAGGAAGATCAATGTATAATCCAACGCACGGCCAAATGCGATACCTACGCGATGAAGCTCCGTGGGTCGATGTGTGTTTGGCAGGGGATAGCCATGTGCCAGGGCTACTAACTTATACAAGCGGCGGCAAGACAAAGGTGGCTATCAACGGGGGTTCTACTCAGACTTCATCGTCCTACGCACAAAGGTATTTCAGTTTGAAAACGCATCCCGTTTTTCCATGCTTTACACTTGATCCCAAAGACCATCAGATTAACACCTACTGGTCAGTTAAGCAGTGGTTGAATCGGTGAGTGATTGCGATAGGCTTGCGTTACGAGTTATTTTTTTTTAGTATCAAACCAATCTACAACCGTTCCCTTACACGTTGGAGCATTAGGGCAAACAATGTATTCTTGGCTATTTGCTATTTCGACTTTATAATTACCAACTATAACGTCTCTACAACAATGGATACAATATTTTTTGTCCGTTAATTTTGGAACACCTACAAAGGGGTAGTTCTTTTTTAAATAACTTGCTTTGTCTTCAATTTCTTTAAATTTCATTTTTCTATTTGTTTTATCTTGTTTCTATAAATTTGAATTAACTCCTTGACCTCGGTGATCGTATAATGTCTAGGAAGGTTTTTAACGGCCTCTAACTTATTGAACCTATCAATGCCTATGCGAGCGATCAAACCTTCACGATATGCGATAAGGTTGCCGTGCAGGTCCCTATTATCGTGAACGCTTTGGCCGTGGACGTTATCCTCGTGAAAGCGTAGGTTCGGATATGCGCCCGTAGAGTAGTAGTGGCCTGCATCGTACTTCCCTTTTAACGGCCTGCCCGAACTGATGCAAGGCTTATCCTTATCCCTCATGCGGATGTAGGTATTAAACACACGCTGGCAGATTTGGATGTAGTCGCTCAAAGTCATCAACTTCTCTTTGGCATTGGACTTCCACTCGCGTAGTTCCCTTTTCTCTTTGCTCACCTTCGCGGCCTTGTTCTTCTCCGCTACCTGCAAAGCATAGGCCGTCATACATTCGCGCTCATTGCACGTGGGTTGCATCGTATTGAAGCGTGGCGTGAACTTGGACTTGCAGATTCGGCAGGTGGGCATGAATCAGTCTTTGAGTTGTTTGTACGCTACGTTATCGAGAAAATGATACATATGATTTGCTAATTCCATTACGTCATCATAGCTCATTCGGCCTGCTAAAATTTGTGACTTCACGATCTCCGTCGCCATTTGTAGTGCAAGTTGCCTATTATTCATTTGTCACCTCCGTATGTTTCGTTGTAATATTGTTCTGCTGATATAGTTATGAAATTTCCAGAATCTGAAAGGTAATCTCTTTCATCTCCATGAGCCTCCATTATCTGCTCCTTTTCCATTTCTTTTGCT